TACGGGCACCGGATCTACTTTTGGAGATTCTGTAGGTGGTAATGACGGCACCCTGTTAAATTTCCCAACCGATGACAGTCAATGGGTTTTTTATGCCCCGCCAGCAGTTACCCCCATAAACCCATCCACCACTAACCTGCTGTCCACGTCTGCCCGCCTCACTTGGGACCAAGGCTAATGGCTTATAACCTTGAATGGCGTGACGTAGCAACTCAGACCACAACAACGGTCACAGGCATCACAGACCTGTTCTACGACCTGACGGGACTGACTGCTGCAGAGGATTACGAGTTTCGCGTACAGGAGGACGACGGTACGACTCAGTCGGCTTTCACTGCTTGGACTGTGTTTACGACTGCGGCTGTATCCACAGTAGATAATCTAACATCTGCAAGTATTGAATCTGGTTCAACAGTTACTGTTCCGTTAACAGATCAAGTACACAATTTAATAAGCAGTAATATTGATTCAGTCAGCACAATAACTAACCCAGTACTTGGTCAAAACAATTCATTTGTTTCTACAAGTCTTGATTCAATATCTAATATTTCGGAACCTGCTTTAACAGGTAATCATGAACTTCTAGTAGAAGAAATACAATCTTTAACAAGCACAACCAACGCTGCTTTCAGTCAGAATAACAACCTTTTATCTGACCCGGTAGATTCTTTATCAAGTACAGAAAATTCTCTACTTGGTCAAAATCACAACATTGAATCAAACAGTTTAGATTCTGTATCGACTACACAAAATTCTATTTTTTCTGCAGAAGGCCTAGAAAATTTAGTAGCCAACAGTTTGCAGTCTTTATCTTTAACAAGTGAAGCAAATCTTACCCAGACTAACGTTCTTTTAATACAAAGTTTGAGCTCAGAATCTACTGTTTCTGCTTCAGTCATTGCTCAGGATCACCAGTTAACAGCAAGCAGTCTGGCAGCTGTAAGCAGTACGTCATCAGTAAATATATTTCAGGTTCACAATCTAGAATCTGGTAGTGTAAGTTCTGAAACAAATACTGAAAATGGTGTTATTTCAACTGTCGGGATAGATAATTTATCAGCAATAAGCATAGAATCTGAATCTTTAACTGGGTCTGCAACACTTACCCAGATTCATGACCTATTAAGCCAGAGTGTAGATTCTTCATCTGAAATCACCTCTAATTCAACACTGTCAGAAAACGTAGATGAACTAACTGCAAATAGTATCCAATCGTCAAACAATGTTTCAGAAGCAATATTAGTAGAAAAGAATTTATTTTCTGCAGCTGGATTAAATTCTGAATCAACTACTACAGAACCTACTTTAAGTATAAGAAGTAATCTGTCAGCTAATTCAGTAAACTCTCTAAGTACAGTAACAACACCTGTATTTAGTCAATCTAATTCTGCTCAAAGTCAGGGTCTAGAATCAGATGCAACTGTCAGCAACGCAATTCTTAGACAGCTCAATATACTGACAGCTGATAGCATTGAATCAATTACCACAGCAGCATTTTCTGGTAAAGTAACAATAATTAAAGTAGGTTCATCCTTGTATATCAACAGAAAATTAAACTGTGAGTTATACGCAAACAAAAAAGTAAATTTCACTTTGAGTTTGGACTAAAAAATGAGAGAAGAAATATTACAGGTAGGTGCAATAGGTGCACAGTTAGAGGTCTTAATACAAGAATTTAACAATGACACCAATACAGATATGCCAGCAGACCTGTCTACTGCAACGTCTCTCATCATAGAGCTAAAGCGTCCAGACAACACTAAGATATCAAAAACAGGTCTTTTATCTACTAATGGTAGTGACGGTAAAATGTACGTGGTTACAATTGATGGTGACATTAACGTAGAAGGTACATATTACATTCAGGGTTATGTTGCCTCTGCTGGTTGGGAAGGTTATTCATCTGTTGGAAAATTTGAAGTACACGATAATTTATAGGGCTCAGTAATGAATGACGAACCTAAAAAGTTGAGCAAACAAGATCTCTTGAGAGCATTTAAAGCTGACATAGATGCTGCTAACAATTTGCGTCTTGAAGTTGTAGCCAGCATTGAAAAGTGGAGACAGGAATACAACGGTGAACCTTATGGCAATGAGCAGAAAGGTAAATCAAGCCTGGTTTCCAGGGATATTAAACGACAAGACGAGTGGCAACACTCAAGCGTAAAAGATCCTTTTGTATCTACTGCAGACATTATTAAATGTAACCCAGTAACATACGAAGATCGTGCAGCTGCTGAACAAAATCAAATTATCTTGAATAACCAGTTTGCTCGGCAGTTCCCTAGATACCAGTTTATAACCGACGTAATAAAGCTCTATTACTCGGAAGGCACAGTCGTAGTCAAAACAGGGTGGAACTACGAAGACGAAAAAGAAAACGTCTCAGTGCCGATTATGGGTTTGGTAAACGGTATGCCTGAGCAAGTGGGAGAACAAGAAGTAGAACAGATTAATATTCTGGTTAACCAACCAGATGCAACAATCTGTCGTATGGAAGATGTCTATATTGACCCAACATGCTTTGGAGATATTAACAAAGCAAATTTTGTCTGCCATCGTTACGAATCTGACATGAGCACGCTCCGTAAAACTGGCAAATACAAAAATCTAAAAAAAGTAGCTTTCTCCCTGCTTGACGGTGAAAGTCCTGATTATGACTCTGAAGATGAAACAGAATTTAAATTTCAGGACGTTGCCAGAAAAAAAGTTTTGGTTTACGAATATTGGGGTGTTTACGATATTAACAACACCGGTATTGCTGAGCCCATTGTAGCTACTTGGATTGGAGATACGCTTATTCAGCTGGAATCAAATCCAATGCCAGGACAAGGATTGCCTTTTTTACTTCTTAAAAATAATCCAACACCTTTCAAGATTCATGGCGAAGCCAGTGTAGAGCTTATCAGCGACAATCAAAAGATCACTACGGCTATTAAGCGCGGAATCTTGGATAACATGGCCGGTTCCAACAATGCTCAAAAAGGTGTTCGTAAAGGCGCTCTTGATACACGAAACATGAAGCGGTTTTTGAACGGCAGCAACTTTGAGTATAACGGCAACGGTAATGACTTTTTTGAAGGTAATTACAACCAAATACCCAACAGCGTGTTCAGCGTTCTTGAAATGACCAACAATGAGTCTGAGAGCATGTTGGGCGTTAAAGCTTTCAGTAGTGGCATCAGTGGAGCTGGTTTAGGAAACACCGCCAGAGCAGCTGGTGGAGTATTAGATGCAGTATCCGTCAGACGTTTGGACATTGTTAGAAACATTGCTGAAAACATGATCAAGCCGCTAATGCGGAAATGGATGCAGTACAACTCTGAGTTTTTGAAAGAAGAAGAAATTGTTCGGATGACAAATGACGAATTTGTACCGATCAAACGTGATGACCTCAAAGGCTTGGTAGATATTGAAATTGAAGTAAGCACTGCTGAAGATAACTCCGCTAAAGGAGAAAAGCTTTCATTTTTACTTCAGACATTAGGACAAGGCATGGATGTAGGCATGAAAAATTTGCTTATGTCACAAATTGCCAAACTTCATAAAATGCCTGATCTGGCTAAACAAATTGAAGAGTATCAACCTCAGCCTGATCCATATATTGAAAAGATGAAAGAACTAGAAATGCAAAAGCTTATTTCTGAAATCGAAGAGCGTAATTCAAGAGCTAAAGAAAACGCTGTAGATATTCAAGTTAAATCAGCTAAAGCACTTCTTGATCAAGCTAAAGCTGGAAACATTCAATCTGATACAGACCTTAAAGATTTGGATTTCACACGCACGGCTGAAGGAGGTAAATTCCAAGAAGAAATGCAGAAAAAAGATCATGACCGTAGCAGTAGTTTATTAGAAAAAGAATCTGATCGCGCTTCTAAGAGAGAAGTAGAATATGCAAAACAGTTGACCAAGCAGTAATCATTGCTATAACATCAGATTTAATTAAAAATTTACTTACATTAAAACTAACAGGACTCATAAATGAGTAACCAAAACGAAAACGTAGAACTAGAAACAACTGAAATTGAACATTATGTTGATATGGGACAGGCTCTTGATCGTTTAAGAGATAACCCAGACTTTAAAAAAGTTATTATCGAAGGTTACTTTAGAGACAAAGCTGCAGACTCTGTAAGTCTTTTATCTATGCCGGTAATTAAAAAGCGTGGTGA